AGATGCCCGCTCTCGCCGAACCTCTGAACCTGGGCGACCTGCTCAAGTACGAAGCCCCCAACCTTTACTCGCGCGACCGCGTCACGGTCGCTTCGGGCCAGAACCTGCCGCTGGGCACGGTGGTCGGCATCGTCACCGCAACGGCCAAGTTCAAACAGCTCGATCCGTCCGCAGAAGACGGCACGCAGGTCGCCGCTGGCGTGCTGCTACAGGCCTGCGACGCCACCTTGATCGACCGTGACGACGGTCTCGTCGTCGCGCGCCACGCCATCGTCGCCCACCATGCGCTCGCGTGGCCCGACGCCATCACCACCGCCGAAAAACTCACCGCCATTGCGCAGCTTAAGGCGCTGGGCGTGCTCGTTCGCCAAGGAGCCTGACCATGAACAACCCCTTCAGCAACCCCGCCTTCTCGATGACGGCGCTGACCGCCGCCATCAACATCCTGCCCAACCGCTACGGGCGTCTGGAAGAACTGAACCTGATGCCGTCCAAGCCGGTACGGCAGCGCCAGATCGTCGTCGAGGAAATGAACGGCGTGCTCAACTTGCTGCCTACGCTGCCACCGGGTTCACCCGGCACGGTTGGCGTGCGTGGAAAACGCAAGCTGCGCTCCTTCGTGGTGCCGCACATCCCGCACGACGACGTGGTGCTGCCGGAGGAAGTCCAAGGCATCCGTGCCTTCGGCTCGGAAACCGAAACCGAGACGGTGGCAGGCGTGATCGCGCGCCATCTGGAGACGATGCGCAACAAGCATGCGATCACGCTGGAGCACCTGCGCATGGGTGCGCTCAAGGGCGTGATCCTCGACGCGGACGGCTCGGTTCTCTACGACCTGTTCGATGCCTTCGATATCACCCAGCAGGCGGTGGCCTTCGAGCTGGGCACGGCGGGCACCAATGTGAAAGCCAAGTGCACCACGGTGCTGGCAACCATCGAGGAGAACCTCAAAGGCGAGTTCATGAATGGTGTCCATTGCCTGTGCTCGCCGGAGTTCTTCGCCGCGCTCACCGGCCACGCCAAGGTCGAGAAGGCCTTCGAGAACTGGCAGAACGGGGCAATCCTCATCAACGACGTGCGTCGCGGCTTCACCTACGGCGGTATCACCTTCGAGGAGTACCGGGGTCAGGCCACCGATGCCAGCGGAACCGCACGCCGTTTCATCGCCGCTGGCGAGGCTCATGCCTTCCCGCTGGGCACCATCGACACCTTCAGCACCTACTTCGCACCGGCGGATTTCAACGAAACCGTCAACACGGTCGGCCAGCCGCTGTACGCCAAGCAGGAGCCGCGCAAGTTCGACCGGGGCACCGATCTGCACACGCAGTCCAACCCGCTGCCGATGTGCCATCGTCCGGGTGTGCTGGTGAAGTTGACGGTGGCGTGATGAGTCTCGTCGAGCAGATCTACGAATCGGCCGCCAATGCCGGGCTCTTGAAGGACTGCCTCTGGTGTCCTTCGGACGGCACGACAGCGCAGCGCCACCCGGTTGGCTTCGCCGCTCCGGACGACACCGTGTTCGACGGCCTGGCCTCGACCACCGACTATCAGATGTCGTATCCGGCCTCGGTGTTCCTGGGGCTGGCTCCGCGCGACACGGTCGAGATCGATGGCGTGATCTATCAGGTGCGTAGCACCCGGGCCGTGGGCGACGGCTCGGAGATGCGCGCACAGCTCACCAGGGTGTAGCGCCGTGTCCGGCAACTCGATCCGCGAACAGATCCTGCTCGCGGTGATGGCGGCTGTCCGAACGCCGGTGGAATCGCTCGGTGCGACGCTACACCGCTCGCCCACGGTGGCCATCAGCCGGGAGCAATGCCCGGCACTGGTGGTGTTCCCCGAGTCCGAATCGATCACCGAGCGCGCCAACGACCGCGTCACACGCGAGCTCACGGTGCGCATCGTCGCGCTGGCCCGCGCGGTACCTCCCGCCATTCCGGAAACCGAGGCTGACCGGCTGCTCACTGCCGCCCATGCTGCGCTGCTGGTCGACCGGAATCTGGGTGGCCTTGCCTTGGGTATCCGCGAGCAGGAATGCGAGTGGGACGTCGAGGACGCCGATGCGGTGGCCGCCACGATTCCGGCGCGCTATGCGATCACTTACCGGACGCTCGACACCGATCTTTCAGCCAAAGGATGACCCCCATGACTTCCATCGTTCTGACTCAGCCGCACACCCACGCGGGCCAAGCCCACAAGGCGGGCGAACGGCTCGATGTGGATGGCAGCACCGCCGACTGGCTCATCGCCAACGGCACCGCCCGCCACGACCGCCAGCCCGTACCCGAGCCCCAGCCGCAAGGCGACGGCACACCCATTGAGCCCATCCGACCCATCACCACCCAACGCAAGGAATCCAAATCATGAGCACCTACGCCAGTTTTCAGGGCCGCGTATTCCTCGGCAAGCGCGACGAATCCGGCCTACCCATCGAAGTGCGCTCGCCCGGCAACGTCGCCGAGCTCAAGCTCTCGCTCAAGACCGACGTGCTGGAGCATTACGAGAGCCAGACCGGCCAGCGCTCGCTCGACCACCGGATGGTCAAGCAAAAGTCGGCCACCGTGAATCTCACCATTGAGGAATTCACCAAGGAAAACCTCGCCCTGGCGCTGTACGGCAACCACGTCACCGGCAGCACGGGCTCGGTGACCGCCGAAACCATCGGCGGCGCGGCTCCGGTGGTCGGCGACCGCTACTTCTTCGCCCATCCCAAGGTCTCGGCGCTGGTGGTGACCGACTCGGCGGGCACGCCCGCGACGCTGACCGCAGGCACGCACTTCACAGCAGACACCGACTTCGGTGCCCTCCAGTTTCTGGATACCACCGGCTTCACCGCGCCGTTCAAGGCGGCCTACAGCTACGGCGTCGCCACCGAGATCGGCATCTTCACGCAGGCACTGCCCGAGCGGTTCCTGCGCCTGGAAGGCGTCAACACCGCGCAGGGCAACGCCAAGGTGCTGGTGGAGCTGTACCGCGTGGCCTTCGACCCCTTGAAGGAGATCTCCTTCATCTCGGACGAATACAACAAGTTCGAGCTGGAAGGCTCGCTCCTGGCCGACACCACCAAGCCCTACGACGCGGTGCTCGGCCAGTTTGGCCGCATCGTGCAACTGTGATGGGGACTGCCATGAGCGATCTGGAAACCCTCATCCCGCAGGCGGCGGAGCTGGTCATCGATGGCGAGCCGCTGGCGATCAAGCCACTCAAGGTCGGCCAGATGCCCGCCTTCCTGCGCGCCATCACCCCGGTGATGCAGCAGATCGGCGGCGATGGCATTGACTGGCTGGCGCTGTTCGGCGAGCGCGGCGACGACTTGCTGACGGCGGTGTCGATTGCCGTCGGCAAGCCGCGCGCGTGGGTCGATGAGCTGGCCGCCGACGAGGCCATCCTGCTGGCGGCCAAGGTGATCGAGGTCAACGCCGATTTTTTTACCCGGACGGTGATGCCTCGGCTCGACGGGCTGATCGCGCGGACGGGCGCGACGGCAGCAATCGCCACGGGTGGTTCGACACCGTCCAGCACCTGATCGCCCACGGCCACCGGTTGCCGGACATCCTCGACTACACCCTGGCGCAGGTGCGCGGCTTCGCCGCCGCAACCGCGCGGGAGGACGTCGCACGCGATGCACGGCTTCTGTCGTTGATCGCCATCGGCGCACGCGGTGACGCCCGCCACATCGACCAGACCCTCGACAGGCTCCAAGACCATGCGCATCTCGGTTCGCATCGATAGCAAGGCCGCGCAGGCGCAGTTGCGCCGCTGGGGCGGCGAGTTCCGCGAGAAGGTGCAGAAGGCGGTCGCGCGCGGCATCGCCGGTGAGGCCGCCGAACTCAAAGAGGACGTGCGCAGCCACGTCGCAGGCCAGATGGCGGTGGTCAAGAAATCCTTCGTTAAGGGTTTCACCGCCAAGGTGCTCGACAAGGATCGGAGTCGGCTGCCCGCGCTCTACGTCGGCTCGCGCATCCCGTGGTCGGGCATCCACGAGCGTGGCGGCGTCATTGGTGGCCGGATGCTGATCCCGCTGCACGGGCGCGTGGGCCGCAAACGCTTCAAGGCGCAGATCGCTGAGCTGATGCGCGGTGGCAATGCCTATTTCATCAAGAACGCCAAGGGGAACATCGTGCTGATGGCCGAAAACATCAAGGAACACGACCGGCCACTGTCGGGCTTCAAGCGCCGCTATCGCAAGGCCGAGGGCGTCAAGCGCCTCAAGCGCGGCGCGGACGTGCCCATCGCCGTGTTGGTGCCCCGGGTGCAGCTCAAGAAGCGCCTGAACGTCGAACGCATCGTCGCCGCTCGCATCCCGCGCCTCTCCGCGCGCATCGAGAAGCAGTTGCGGCTGGTGGACTGAGATGGCGAACCGCATTTCCATCCTCGTCGCGCTCGAAGGAGCCGACGAGGGGCTCAAACGCGCCATCAACAATGCCGAGCGCAGCCTCGGCGGCTTCGGCATCAGTGCCAAGAGCGCCAGCGACAAGGCCGCCGCCGGGGTGGCCGAAGTCAAGGCGGGGATGAACGCCTTCGGCGATCAGGTCGCCAAGGCCAAGACGCAGTTGCTGGCCTTCCTCACCCTCAACTGGGCGGCGGGCAAGGTGCAGGAGATCGTCCAGATCGCCGACGCCTGGAACATGATGTCCGCGCGCCTGAAGCTCGCCACCGCCGGCCAGCGCGAATACACGGTCGCGCAGAAGGAGTTGTTCGCCATCGCGCAGCGCATCGGCGTGCCGATCCAGGAAACCGCCACGCTCTACGGCAAGCTCCAGCAGGCCGTGCGGATGCTGGGTGGCGAGCAGAAGGACGCGCTTTCGCTCACCGAGAGCATCTCGCAGGCGCTGCGCATCTCGGGCGCATCGGCCACCGAGGCGCAGTCCTCCCTGCTGCAGTTCGGGCAGGCGCTGGCCTCGGGCGTGCTGCGCGGCGAGGAATTCAACTCCGTCGTCGAGAACAGCCCGCGTCTGGCCAAGGCGCTCGCCGATGGTCTGAACGTGCCCATCGGACGGCTGAGGAAGCTCGCCGAAGAAGGGCGGCTCACCGCCGACGTTGTGGTCAACGCGCTGATGAGTCAGAAGGACAAGCTGGCCGCCGAGTACGCGCAGTTGCCGGTGACCGTCAGTCAGGCGTTCACGCGCCTGTCGAACGCCTTCGGCCAGTGGATCAGCAAACTTGACGAATCGACCGGCTTCACCAAGAAGCTCGCCGAGGCGCTGACGTGGCTGTCGGAGAACCTGGACACGGTGATGAAGTGGCTGGGGCGCATCGCCGAGGTCGGCCTCGCGGTGCTGGTCTACCGCCTGATCCCGGCGCTGATCATCGCGTGGCAGACGGCGGGGGCGGCAGCGGTGACATCCGCCAGCACCACGGCGGCGGCGTGGGCAACGGCCAACCTGTCGTTGTCGAACGCCATCGCCACGGTCGGCAAGCTGCGCGTGGCCTTCGGCGTGCTGGGCGCGGCCATCATCGGCTGGGAGATTGGGACGTGGCTGTCAGAGAAGTTCGAGATCGTCCGCAAGGCGGGCATCTTCATGGTCGAGGTGCTGATGAAGGGCATCGAGCACCTGCGCTTCCAGTGGGAGGTGTTCGCCGCCATCTTCACATCCGACACCATCGCCGAAGCCACCAAGCGCCACGAGCAGCGGCTCGCGGAGATGAATCGCATCTTCGCCGAGATGTACGCGGACGCCACCGAAGGCGCGAACGCCGCCAAGGGGGCGATGAACACCGCCGCGACCGCTGCCGAGGAGATCGCCAAGCGGCTCGAAGCCGTGCGCCAGGGCACGCAGGAAGCGGTCGGACGCGGCATTGAGGCCGTGCACGCCGCGCTGGAGAAGCTCAAGTCCCGGCTGGGCGAGGTCGAACAGGCCGTCGGCAAGGCCCAAGGCGTGGTCAACGATGCCACCGCCAAGATGGCCGAGGCCTACAAGGGGCTGACGTCCATCGTCGAGGCCAGCCTCGCCCAGCAGGTGCAGGCGGTGAAGAACCGCTACGACCAGGAGAAGGCGGAACTGGATCGCACCCAGCAATCCGAAACCGCCAGGATCACCAAGTCCACGCAGCTGCTCACCGAGGCGCTGACGCAGCAGGCGACCCTGCGCCGTCAGGCCACGACCGAGACGCTCGGCCTGATCGATCAGGAAACGCAGGCGCGCAAGGACGCCGCCGCCCGGCAAGGCCAGACCGAGGAGGAGCGCCGCGCCAACGTGCAGCGGGTCGAGAACGACATCCTCGCCACCAAGCGCCAGACGCTGACGCAGGCGCTCTCCGAGTACCGCCAGCACATCGACGCGCTCAACGCCGAAGCCAACCGGCATCTCGCGGAAGTGCAGCGCATCGAGGAAGCCAAGCGCCAGTTGTCGATGTCCACGGAGGAGCGCATCCGCGACATCCGCCGCCAGGGCATGACGGAGTATGAGGCGACTGAGGATCGTAAGCGCCAGATTGCCGAGATGCAGGAGCAGGCGCGCCGGGCGCTGGCCAACGGTGAATTGGAGCTTGCCCGCCAGCTTGCGCAGAAGGCGATGGACATGGCCGCGCAGGTGGCCACCAGCCAGACCAACGAGGCCAAGCGCGGCGAGGAAGCGCGCAAGCAGTCCGAGCAGGCGGTGTCGCAGGTCACGCAGCTCGAAGCGCAGTCTCGCGAGGCCTACCGCAGACAGGAGTACCAGCAGGCCACCGATTTGATGCGGCAGGCCGATCAGCTGCGCGCCGAACTGGCGCAGAAGGCCAAGGACGCCGATGCGCAGGCCGCGCAGGGCAAACAGGGCGTGCGTGAGGCCATCGACCGCATCCGCCAGTCCGAGGAAATCCTCAACCAGACGCTGGACGCCGAAGCGAAGGCCCACCAGACGGCGGCACGCTCGGCGATCACCGCACGCGATGAGATTCAGCGGACGCTGACCGAGACCACGCGCCAGATCGACGACATCACGGCCAAGCTCAAGGACGGGCTGAAGGTCACGCTCGACGCCGACACCACGCGCTTCGACAAGGCCATCGCTGATCTGGACAAGGCGCTGGCCGAAAAGGAATACCTGCTCCAGATCCAGGCTGATCTGCAGGAAGCGGAGAAGAAGCTCAAGGAATACGAGCAGTTGCTCAAGGAAGGCAAGACGCTGCCGGTCGATGCCGATGTGTCCAAGGCTAAGGAGGCACTGGATAAGCTCAAGACCTACGCCGACCAAAACGCGCAGTTCGAGCTGAAGGTGGCGACCGAGAAGGCGCAGGCGGCTATCACCAATGTCGAGGGGATGATCAAGGCGCTGGATCGCATCCAGACCGAGTCGCAGCATCAGGTGGCCAGCAACGTCGGTGCGGTACGCGCGGAAATCGACAGCCTCAACGGGCGCAACACTTCCAGCACCCACACCATCTACGTGACCAAGGTGGAAACCAATGCCACTGGCGGTCTGGTGGGTGGCGTGCGGCGGTTTGCCGACGGCGGTGCGGTGGCTCCGGCCTTTCCCCGGATGAGCGGTGGCTCGGTGCCCGGCTCCGGCCACCACGACACCGTGCCGCGCACCCTGGATGCCGGGGCCTTCGTGATCCGCAAGGCGGCGGTGCAGAAGTACGGCAGCGGCGCGCTCTCGCGTCTGGCCAATGGCGTCGCCCACTTCGCGGTCGGTGGGCGCGTTGCCTCGTTGGGCGGTACCGGCTCCACAGGCTCCGATCCCAACGACAAGCCGAGCAGGCCCAAGAAGAACCGCGAAGCGTTCGAGGCGCTCAAGATGATCGACCTGGGCCTGCAGGGGATGAACGAGTACACGAGCTGGCTGCAGTGGAACTACGGCGCATCGGTCAGTCTGGATATGCGCAGCAAGACGATGGACAACTACGGCAAGCAGGCGCAGCAGGATCGCCGCACGCTGGAAGACTTCATCGGCCGCAAGACGCTGACCGGCAACGAGCGCCAGAACCTCGAACGCATCAAGCAGACGTGGCGGCAGGCGATGGCCCAGCCGCTGCTCTGGGGTAAAGACCTGGAGCGCGAGCTGATCGACTACATGGAGCAAAACCAGGGCGAGTTTTACCGGCGCGGTGGCTTGGCGAAATCCGACACCGTCCCGGCGATGCTCACCCCGGGCGAGTTCGTCGTGAACCGGCAGGCAGTCGCCCGCTACGGCGCGGGCTTCTTCGAAGCCATCAACAATCTGAGCGCTCCGGCGCAGGCACTGGCCGGGCGTGCGCTGGCGGGCATCCAGGGCTTTGCCTCGGGCGGTCTGGTGCAGCCCGCAAGCCGCAGCCTGCCACGTCCCTCGTTGTCCGAAAGCACGCCCACCCGCACCGTGCGCGTGGAACTGTCCTCGGGGCAACAGAAGGTCAACGCCACCGTCGATGCGCGCGACGAAGCGCGACTGCTGCAACTGCTGGACGCCGCCCGCGCCCGCACGGCCTGACCGTGCGCTCCTGTTTCTCTGCCTGAGGGTTTCCCGATGCAACTGAAGAACCTCGACACCGGGGTGGCTCTGCCATTGCCGGACGACTTGCTCTGGAGCGACGAGCACGCGTGGTCGCCTGCGGTCGCCAATGCGTCCTACCTGATCACCGGTGCCTTGCTGATCCAGTCGGCCACCCGGCAGGCAGGTCGGCCGATCACCCTAGTGGGAGCACCCGATATGGCCTGGGTGACGCGTGCCGCCGTCGAGCAGTTGCGCGCGTGGGCGGCGATTCCGGTGGGCGGCAGCACAGGCCGCTTCGAACTCACTTTCGCTGATGGCCGTGTCTTCACGGTCGCCTTCCGCCACGCGGAAACCGCCATCGAGGCCGAACCTGTGCTGGGCATCCCGGCGCGATCCGGCAACGACTTCTACCGCCTGACCCTTCGATTCCTGGAGATTGCCTGATGCCGATTCAATCTGGCGACGTGAAGCTGCTCAAGTCCGCCGTGATGGCGGACGTGCCCGAAGGCGGCGGCGCGCCCACGGGCCTCGTGATTGCCGATGGCGTATCGAACGCCATCTTCCCCGACATCTCCGAGCTGGATCGCGCCGGAGGCCGTGTCAACTTGCGCAAGAGCTTCGTGCAAGTGGCCACGGATGACACCGACACCTACTTCGGGGCCAACGTCATCGTGGCCGAGCCGCCGCAGGACGAGCGCGTCAGCGTCACGCTGTTTTCCACCCGCAAGACCTTCGACACCCGTGAGCAGGCGCAGACCCGCATCGAGGCCTACCTCAACAAAGGGCCGGAGTGGGCGGGCTACCTGTTCGAGAACCACATTGCGGGCCAGCGGGTGATCCAGCTCTTCCAGCGCCTCAGCGATGCCGTGCCCAACGTCGGCCAGACCCTCGTCCTGATCGAGAACGAAGGTCTGCCCACGCAGAAGGAGCAGTACATCCGCGCCACCGCCGTGTCGGTGGTCGAGCGCAGCCTCACCTACAACACCGACCAGGACTACAAGGCGGCGGTCGTCACCGTCGCCATCAGCGACGCGCTGCGCTTCGACTTCACGGGCTCGCCCGCCAGCCGAACGTTCACGCGGGCAACCAACAGCACGAAAACTCGCGACACGGTGGTGGCCGACGCGGGCACCTACGTCGGTGTCGTGCCGCTGACGCAGGCTGCCAATGTGGGCGACTTCACCATCAAGGGCGCGTCCATCTACACGCAGCTCGTGCCCAGCGCCCAGACCGAGACGCCGATCTCCTTCGTGCCCCCCTACGCCGCAGCAGGTTTGCCGGTACCGGGCGCTGCACCCGTGAGCTACACGGCCAGCCATGCCTGGAACACCAGCATCAAATTCAACCTGCCGGGCGGCTGCCTGCCCGGATCGCTGTCCATCGTCACCGACGGCGTCACGATCTTCGACGACGCGGGCCTGCTCAAGACCGCCAGCGGCACGCTGGGCACCATCGATTACGCCAACGGCATTCTGAGCCTGAACTCCGGCTCGATGTCCAACAGCAAGGCCATCACCTACACACCTGCTGCACAACTGCAGCGCGCGCCGCAAAGCGCGGAGATCGCGGTCACGCCGGAATCGCGCAGCCAGTCCTACGTCGGCTCCGTGAACCCGGTGCCGCAACCCGCCACGCTTGCCATCAGCTACATGGCGCAGGGCCGTTGGTACGTGCTTTCGGATGGCGGCAATGGCTCCCTCAAAGGGCTGGATGCCAGCTACGGCGCGGGTACTTTCAACAAGAACACCGGGGCATTCGTCGTGACCTTGGGGGCACTGCCCGACGTGGGCTCATCGCTGATCCTGACGTGGAACGTGCCGACCCAGGAAACGCAGCAGCCAACCGCCGCCCTGAAGGCGTCGCAGGCCTTGCAGCTTGCCCCGCCCGAAGGCAAAAGCGTTCAGCCGGGGACGCTCACCATCACCTGGCCGCACGAGAGCGGCACCGGCACGCGCACGGCGTCCGCCGCCACCTCCGGCACGCTCAGTGGGGCCGCCACCGGCAACCTGAACGTCGCGCAGAACCTCTTGAGCTTCGCACCGAACGTCTTGCCGCCGGTCGGCGCGCTGCTGACGGTGGACTACGTTGCGGGCCCCAAGCAGGAAGACAGCTTCGCGCACCCCTCGCGGGACGGCCAGGGCAAGGTGCCCGTGACTGCAACCCTTGGCTCCATCGAGCCGGGTTCATTGGAGATCGAGTGGAACACCCTGACGGACACCGCCGTACTCGGGGTCTACACGCTGCAGCAGATTCAGGCGATGGGGCTAGGCCTGTGGAACGGGGTCGATCCCACGCAATACGCCCGCGACGATGGTGCGGGCAATGTGCTGCGCGCAGGTCAAGTCATCGGTAGCGTCAACTACGCCACCGGGGCGGTGCAGTTCCAGCCCGACGTCACTGTAAAGATTCCAAGTCCTGTCTACGGGGCGCAGCGCCTTGGCTGGGCATCGGGCGTGGGCCAGATGTTCCGCCTCAACTACGGCGGCATCAGCTACGTGGACGCGCCGTCGATGTACCCGAACGACGAGTCCGGCTACGTCAAGCTGCGCTACAACAGCGCGGGCTCGACCAGCAACCACAGCGAGACGTTCGCGTTCAGCCCGTCGTTTCGGCTGGTGCCCGGCGTCAACGCGCAGGTGGTGACCGGAACGGTATTGCTGGCCATTGCGGGCAGCCAGCCCTGGGGCGACAACGGTCAGGGAACGCTCCGTGAATTCACGCCCAGCGGCTGGGTCACGCGCGGCAGCATCAACTATCTCTCGGGCGCGGTGACCCTCATATCGTGGTCGGCGGGCGCGACCAACAGCATCACGCGCGCCAGCTGCGTGACCACGGTCGGCGAGAACATCTCCAGCGAGTACGTGTTCCGCACCGGTGCCGCGCCGCTGCGCCCGGGATCGCTGTCCATCCAGTTCGCCCGTGCCGTGGGTGGCACGCAGACCGTGACGGCAGGCATCGACGGCGCGATCAGCGCGTCCGGCGTTAGCGGCAATGTCGACTACGACACCGGCCTCGTGCGCGTGCGCTTTGGCACCGTGGTCACGGCGGCGGGCAACGAGAGCGAGCCGTGGTTCGACGCCGAGAACGTGCGACCGGATGCCAAGATCTTCCGGCCCGAGCCAGTGGCGGCATCCAGCCTGCGCTACAGCGCCGTGGCCTACAGCTATCTGCCCCTGGACGCGGCGCTGCTGGGTATCGACCCGGTGCGCCTGCCCAGCGACGGGCGAGTGCCGATCTTCCGTCCGGGCGGCTTCGCCGTCGTCGGCCACACCGGGCGCATCACCGCGTCGGTAAGCAACGGCCAGACCATCGACTGTGCCCGCGTGCGTCTGTCGCGCGTGCGCGTGGTTGGCAACGACGGCGTGGTGATCCACACCGGCTACGTCACCGATCTGGAAGCAGGCACGGTCACCTTCACCGACGTGACCGGCTACAGCCAGCCCGTGACCATCGAGCACCGCATCGAGGACATGGCCGTGGTGCGCGACGTACAGATCAACGGCGAGATCAGCTTCACGCGCCCGCTGACGCACGCCTATCCGCTGGCTAGTCCCGGCGATCCGGTCTCCGGCAGTTTCGTCTCCAGTGCGCTGGTGGCCGGTGACCTGTTCGCCCGCGTGAACCTCGTGTTCGATCAGAGCACCTGGAACGGCAGCTGGTCGGATGAACTCGTTGGCAGCGCTGCCACCGCCACCTTCAACCACACCCAGTACCCGATCACGGTCACCAATCGCGGGGCGCTCACCGAGCGCTGGGTGGTGCGGATGACCAACAGCACCTCGTTCGAGGTCATCGGCGAGAACGTCGGCGTGATCGCCACCGGCAACACCAGCGCCGACTGCGCCCCCAACAACCCGGCGACCGGCGTGCCGTACTTCCGTCTGCCCGCGCTTGGCTGGGGCAACGGCTGGGCCACCGGCAACGTGCTGCGCTTCAACACCATCGGCAGCCAGTTCCCGGTGTGGGTGGTGCGCACCGTCCAGCAGGGGCCCGAATCCGTGCCCGACGACCACTTCACGTTGCTGATTCGCGGCGACGTAGACACGCCCTGATGGTGTGGGTGCCCCCTGATCTTTGAACCCTTCTCGCAGGAATTCCTATGACCGACCTGAGCGTCAAATACTTCACCAGCGGCATGACCGGCGCGCCCCAGATCGCCAACAACTGGGGCGATCTGGTGACGATGCTCGATGCGTGCCTGATCAACGGCTTCGCCCTGAAGGCCATCGACACGTTGACCTTCGCCGACGGCATCGCCACGGCGACCATTTCCTCGGGCCACGCCTATCGGCCATTTCAAGTGGTCGAGATCGCTGGCGCTGAGCAGACTGAGTACAACGGACAGTTCCGTGTGCTGACGGCGACGATGACCACGTTCACCTATGCGGTGACCGGCACGCCCGTCTCACCCGCCACGACGGCGACGAGTCTCTC